TCAGTAAGCTGGATTTTGGTGCAAATCCTGTAAAACTAACTGTAAAAGGATTTCCTTTTGTAATTGAAGCTTCAATAGAGCTGTTACTTCCAAGTATAAGTCTTTGTACACTTGCATAAGTTACGCCTCCACTAGCGATATACAAGGAAGGTGTTTTGATAAACGTACTGTATCCACGATCTCCGATAAATATTAAGTATGATATTTCGTTATCGGATTTTGCTCCACCTTTTAATGTTAAATCATATGAACTGAGTGGATTATTATCGTCCCCAAGATTTTTGTAAAAAGTATTATGGCTTCCAAGATTGCCATATTATACGCGAGCTCCTTTTCCCCTCAAAAATACTATCGTTTTCCAACAGACCGCACTTCCCCGAGCCACCTTTTCAGCTGGCTTTTTCGGCACTTATTTTCACCTTTTACTATGCGATCAGACGCATAAAGGACGCTTTTACTGACTCCTGCTTAACACTTACGTACAGCATTGTGGTATCTGATTTTGCATGCCCTGCATAGGCTTGGATTTCTTGTAATGGTACACCTCTGGCACCTGCATCCGTAAGTAATGTTCTTCTAAATTTATGCGGATGCGCATGTACTCCTGCCTCTGCTCCAAGTTTCCGGAGCATGTCTTGTATTGCCTGTCTGCCCAAGCGATTATACGGCTTCCTCCCTCTCACAAACAATGCCGGATTGTTATCGTCTCTACTCTCCAGATATTTCTTAAGATGATAAACACAACCTTCTGTAAGATACACTTTACGCTCCTTCTTACCCTTTTGACCGTAAATGATTATTTCTCTGTTTACAAAATCTACATCATCACGATTAAGAGCTACTACTTCTCCAATACGCCCAGCCGTACTGTATAAGAGCTCCATGATTGCCACATCTCTTTCCGTTTTCGCTACATCTTTAAGATGTTCCCGTTCTTCTGCAGTGTAAGGTTTCTTGATTTTCTGCGGCACTTTTACACGTTTCAATCTTCTAGCTGGATTTCTGTTTATGTAACCTTCGTCCGTAGCCCAACTGAAGAATCCGCTGATATTGTGCCGTAAAGTTTCAAGGTAAGCCAACGAAATTTTCCTCCGTTCCTGGTATATAGCTAAATAGTACCTAAGATCATTGGTAGTTATTTCGTGGATTTTCTTATTAATGCCCTGGAACAACAGCGTGATACACCGATTGTATGCCAGTAATGTGGATTCGGCGCAGTTTTCCAAACGTTTACTAGCTATGTACAGCTTTAGGATTCGCTCCCAGTGTCGTTCTGAAGTAACCAGCTGTGTGCACTCCTCTCTCACTTCCATGCCGTGAAGATTGATTGCAAGAACGTTTTCCAGTTTCTGAAGCTGTTCGTCAGTAAGGCTATCCTGCATTGCTACAATTACATTTTGAATCAATTTTTCGGTCATAAATGAATACCTCCCTTCCTGATTCCATTATATTTTCTGGTACCAGGAAGGTCTACCCTACAAAGCGCTGACTATATAATATGGCAATACTGGAAAATACATTTTTTCTGGAGTAAAAAATAAAGGAACGTTGTATTACCCAATTGAAGATTATTCATTTATGTTGGTTGTGCTGCAAACATCTACTATATCTAATACTCCCGTATATATTGTATCAAGGTATCATACAGATATTTGTATTCAGTTACTTGCTGGAGGGAGAGATGATACAAAGGCAAGTATTGAAAATGAAAAGCTGGTTGTTACTCTTGGTTTTTCTACCTATGTATCAATATATTCATTTTAACTTAGGATTTTGTAACTTTGCCATTAATTATACTCCATCGTTCATTATTGTTATAATCAAATAATATTATGCAGCCATACTTTCCATCTACGTATCGGTAACCAATCATAAGATATTGATGACCTGCAATAAAAGTACCATAAAATGCTCCATCTTTTAAAATGGTATTGTTAAGTGCATCTTTGACGCAAGCATCTAAGCCACCCAGTTCAGCTACTTTAGGATCAGTATAATGAATATGTTGTACAGCAAATCTTGTATTTGAAATTTTATTGCCATATAAATAGTTAATGGCTCCAATGATTGTCTTATTATCAGTCTCAAGTTTACTAATTACCGCGGTTGCCATCTTATCCACCATGTAATTCCAGATCTTACTCAATGGGCTCCTTTTGTTCTTGCCGTCTGTGGAGTCGCGGAGCATTATCTCATCTTTATCCGTTAATGCTGCATTTTTTTCGGTGTAGTTGTTCCAATTGTTATTTGCCATAGTCTTATACCTCCGTTGAAATATGTTGTTCGATAAGTTGTTTCAATTCTTCTAGCTCCGCTTTCACGGAATCAAGCTCAGATTGTAAATCTTTGACTTTCTCATGCTCATTCTTCAACATGGCGAACATGCAGGGAATCATAATACGGTAGTTCCAGTTCTCAGCGCGTCCTTTTTCGTCATGGTCAACGGCAATCGGGAACCTGCGCTCAATATCCTCAGCAATAAACATTGGCATTTCTTTACCACACCGTTCGTCTTGCTCCATAAGATATCCATCTTTGTACTTCGCCCAGATTACCTTGATTCTATAGAGTTCTTCCAGTTCATCTTCCTTTACGGCTTTCCAGAGAATTTTATAACGCATAGAGGATGATGCAATTGTTCCGACATCTCCATTGCTATTCTTTCCTAAGTTACTACCAGTTATAAGCTTAGGCATTTCTGGCACATTGAGAGTCAAAGAGCTGCTTCCAGTCGTCTCCACTTTCATTCTAGATACAGTTTTTAAAAGAAGACCAGCTTGTTTGCTCTCCAAAACAGTCCAATATCCATCAGAGTATTGCGCGGATAAATCGAGAAGCCCATGAACAAGGGAGGAATCGTAGCCAGCTGTAGCTACAGACTCATTTATCTGGAACCACTCTTTTCCCTTGAAGTTTTTAAACCCAACCGAGTTATCTATTTGAGTTATTATATTTCCATTCGCGTCGTACACCTCAAAGGTGCCATATCCATTATTCGGACCGCCAAGCTTCAACGTTCCGCCTTTTGCATAGGTGAATGAAAAATATAACTGATTACCCTCTTTATAAACTCCTTTTATGAAACCATTATTTGTAAGAAGATTAAATATTTCTTCGTGGGTAAGTGCGTCCACATCTATCACTACAGGAACAGATTGCATATCCAGCTGATTTGTAGTTCCATCTGCTGCATACAGGATAAATCTAACAGACACAATGCTTCTATCCAGTGAGCTAACAGTATAACTTTTACTCGGCTCATTTACAGTTGAAACCAATGCGTTTGTAAATGTAGAGCCATCCGTGGAAGTCTGCACATACCATCTACCAGAATATGCTGTTCTTGCAGCACTGTCACCATCTCGATAATAAGCTTTTGCCGTAATTGTACTTGGTACAACCTTGTCATTCTGACCTCGTTTTAGGATATTAGATGAAAGCTCGATAAAATATGTCCTGCCAGGTACACCCTGTTCTCCTTTTTCTCCCTGTTCACCCTTTATCTTTGTCCATCTATATTTTGTCGGGTCGATGGAATCATCCGGCGTGTCGTAATCAGTATATTGGCCAATATACTGCTTTCCGGCACTGACAACTACATCAAAGCCAGTTTTTCCGTCAGCACTATTCGCATAAGCTATGTGGAAATATGGCGTCTTTCCGTCCACACCTGCTTTTCCAGGGATACCTTGTGCGCCATTCGCGCCTTTTACAAGTGTCCACGCGTAATCATCTGGATTAGTACTATCTTGCTCGGTAAAATCCGCATACATACCGATATACTCACGATTACTGTCCGACACAGAGAAATCTGTTTTTCCATCCGCAGAATTCGCATAGGCAATGTGTGTATAACTTGTTTTTCCATCTTTTCCGTCTGCTCCATCCTTGCCATCAGAACCGTTTTCCCCATCAGCGCCTTTGTATCGGGTCCATGTATAATCAGCCGGATCATCACTTTCCGTTGGCGTTTCCTTATTATTTGCAATTCCGATATACGCAACATATTCTGGCTCTAGATAGATTGGATTTCCTACAGTATCACATATTGTATTCCCATCTGTATCAATCCATGGAACGGTATCTGGATTATCCGACATATCTTCGCCGTTTGGCATTGAGGCATATTTCATCCATGTATAAGATGGTTTTCCACTTTCACCTTTTGGACCCTGTACACCTTGATCTCCTTTAAATTGCGCCCATGTGTACCTTTTTGGATCCGTACTATCATTTATTTCAAAGTCCGTATATGTACCAATATACACATCTGGGGTTTTAGTAAGTTGCGAAGATGTAGGATTTTTGACAGGAGCGTATTTGATATGCAGATACGGAGTCCGCCCATCTGTTCCTGGTGCCCCAGCAATTCCCTGTTCTCCTTTTGGACCTTGTGGACCGGTTTCCCCCTTTTCTCCTTGTGGTCCCGGTATGCCTTGATCTCCTTTTGGCCCCTGGAGACCGTCCAGTCCCTTATTTCCTTGGGGACCGGCATACAATTTCGTCAGGACAAATCTTTTTGTCACAGCCAGCACCTGCAGATATACTGCCTGGATTTCAACCCATCCGTTATCTACTGTCAGTCCGGTTACGGTGAATGTCTTGGATGCATTGTTCCAGACACCAGTGACACCTTCTGACTTTGTAACCATATAAGTACAATCTGCCGTAATATCTTTTGAACCATACATTACTGTCGGTTTTGTAGTAATCCCAGATGGAAATGTACTGTAATTGCCATCTGAGTCAACTGAAATTGCCTGGTACTCATTACTCAGTTGCAGAGTCATATTTTTAGCTGCAGCTATGTTGTTATCCATTCCCTTAAGCTTGTCAGCTAAAGAAGTATCTCCCAGGTAAAAACGATTGCTGTTAATCGATACCTCCCCGGTATCTGCATTTACTTCAAAAGTGGTGTTTCCGTCATTGTCCTGGGCTTTCAGACCTCTTGTGTTGATCCATTCTGCCTGAATACCAATGGCATACAGGATATTAAATACTGCATCCCCATTGGAGTCAAAACCGGCTTTCCAGGTCTCCCCTCCATCTGTAGAAAGGAAAAATCCGTCAATCCCATTTTTGTAAATAACCTGCGATTCTTCCAGAGTAGGCTTATCATGACGGTAGGAAATCACGGAGCCGTCGTCCTGTTCTTCATCCGTATAATAAAAGCCAAGGGTATTGGCTGCCAGTTCGTTCATCTGCTTTAGTTTGATATCGTAGGCAGTCATCCTCTGACGGGCATCCTCTTTTACCTGCTCTACTAGGACTTTGTTTTCATCGGGGTACTCTGATTCCTGGGATTCCACGCTCTTTGCTTTGCAAGAAAAATTGGTAGAATCCGCGAACAGAAATTCAATGTCAGTTGCATAGGACCGGTACACATTTCCACGGTAATCTTCGAACTGGACTGCATCACCAAATGTTGCGTATCCGATTGGTACACTTCTTAAAGAAAATGGAAGGATCTGGAAACCAACCAGAATCTGTCCGATACGGTTCACACCGTCCTCGGCGTTTCCAGCAAGCAGCTGGTTTTCTTTCAGATTGATCATATACCCTTCGGTTCCGTATACATAATCCTGTTTGTCTTCTGTATATTTCACTCCGGTAACTGTGATAATATCAGTATCCGTCTGCACGTCATCAATGCCCTCGGAAAGATCCAGACCAATAGTCGCATCCTCCCTAATCATGATGATCTGATTTCCCTCCGTATCACAGATACTGTTTCCCTGGGTATCCAGCCATGGTGTTTCCACAAGCTCCACTACCTTAGGTGCTGCCTGGTAGGTAACAATCCTCAGAAGATCATTCTCATCAATCCGCGCATTACCACCAGCAAGAGCAGCCACCATTCCGATCACAGCCCTGTATGTCGTACTGGTCGGCTTCTGTATGACGCGGAAATCATCATTTGTAAACACTGCATCTCCAAGGGCAATCCCACATGCCTGACAGCAGTCACGAAGGACTTCCCCGACAGTACAGGGAAAAATAAGGTTGCTTTCATAACTTTTGTCCGTTTTACTCATGTAATCCAGCAATGTAAGGTTTATTTCCTCATCAACAGCAGGCTTTTTGCACACAATAAAAGACCCTCTTTTGAAGGTCTCCACTTTTCCATCTGATAATTCCAGATTCATGTATATTGCAAATACTGCCCTGTTAAAACTGTATCCCGAAAACTGTCCCTCATCATTTACCAGGGATAAGGTAGCTGTCTTTTCAATTGCCACACCTATAGGGAAACTGCTGCTGTCTGCTGAGTCCACAATTCCGTTTCCATCCAGGTAAAAGTCTTCTTTTTTAAGCGGAAGGTTTGTCCCATCTGCAAGAGTAACATTTGCCGTTACATAATAATCCTGGTTTTCTTTTGACTCTTTCAGGAGCTGATCAGATACATTGATCATAATTTCTTTTTCCTCCTTACGTTGATTGACAGGCCTGTCCACTTTTCATTATTCTTTTCCAGGGTCTGTGCATCCATGTTGTAATTGGAACAATAAAATTCAGCGTCAATCCATTTTCCCGGAATCCTGGGATCTTTGTGATGGAATGTGAAGCTCTTCTTATCAATGAGAACATTCAAGATTGCTGCGATTTCTTCCCAGGTAAGTTCTCCCCACACAAGGTCATATCCGCTAATTGTACCCATAACAGAATTATGCATGGTCAGCGACTGATCACGCTTTGTGCTTTTGGTGCTTGTTGTGGAAAACACCGGTTTATAAGTTTCAGGAGCCGCAATTGCGACTCCATCAATTTTAAAACATTCTTCTGCCATCCAAGCACCTCCTAATCATCCAACTTAAACGGATTTCTTCCTCCGTTCCGGTTTCTTCTCAATTCTCCTTCTTCCAGTACAATATCCAGGAGATTTCTTCCGGAAGCAGACACGGAAACATTGTAGGTATTGTTTCCCTGCTTACCACCAGTTTCTTCCCTTACGATCTGCCGGATCAGGCTTTCCGGAGCTTCCAGGTTCCTGCCGTTCTTCTGATCCCCCAGTACTGCCAGGAACTCGCTTCTTGGCGGGATCACGGCTCCTGTTGCCAGGTATGGTACTGTGTTTACCCTTGGCAAATTTAAGCTGTAATTGCCCCATCTACGACCGCCATTTGGCAACTGTACATTGTAGGAGAAGGTAAAACCTCTCTCAATATTACCTATGGTGTTGTTGATATTACCGACCGTAGTGTTTACTTTTCTAATAACATCATTCAGGGTATCTGTTATTCCTCTGATTCCGCTTGAAATCCCAGATAACAGATTATTTCCTATTCTTGTTCCAACTGGTTCCATATTTCCAGCAAGTCCTTCAAGGCTTATATTCATGTTGCGGATCATTTCAGAAATAATCTGTTCAATACGATCTCGCGCACGTTCCCATTTTTTTGTCATGGTATTGTACTGACTTGAAAAATGGCTTTCTACCGTTTTGTGCATTTCTCCCAGTTTTAAATTTGCGTGTTGCTTCATCTGATCGAGATTCTTATCTACTTCTTCTGCTGAATTTCCCCAGTTTGTTACCGTTGCCGTGCTGATATTCCCTGTATGATCCAATACAGAACGCTCAGTCTCTGACATTGCCTTTTCTGTATCCGTCTTAATTCCAGACATGGCGTTACCTATTGCTGCAGAAGCTGCACCCATTCCAGTTTCAACAGATTTCTTGGTATTATCCATGGAAGTCTTTGCACTAGATTCGGTCTCCCTGACAGCCTCTGGAAATACTTCAGCAAAAATCTTTGCCACAGACTCTGTATTAATTCCTAGTTCTTTTGCACGCTCCATTATTCTATTAAAAGCGTCCTGTGCAGTGCCGCCAGAATTTTCAGCTTCCATTAATGCTGTGTCAAGTTGAACCATTTCGTCTGCGCTGAGTCCTAGTTGCACCTGTAATTGCGGGAGAACATTGTTATACAAATCGTCAATAGACTGTTTTCCAAGATCAATTGATCCAGCCATATTTGTTGTGTTGTCACCAAGAGTTTTGATTGATTCAGACAATATATCAAACATATCATCTGTGATCAGTCCCTGCTGGTACAAAGAGGAAAATGCCTGCTCTGCCTGATCGGATGTGACGCCCATCTCTCCAAGTTTGTCAATCAGTTTCTGTGTTGCACTTGCCTTGTCTTCGGCGGTCATCCCTTCCTGTTCCAGACTTTCTTTCAACTGCCAGATTTCCTCTGCAGATCCAGAAATAATGTCTCCCCTGTGCTGCAAGGTCTGAATAAAATTATTCATGGTATTGCCAAATGTACTGCCAATGCCATTACCGCCCTGCATGGTTTCCACAAATCCTGCCAGTTCAGAAGTTGCAACAGTTGCTGCACCTCCCACGGCTATGATCAAACCTGCAGTTCCAACCAATGGACCAAGAGCAGCTGCAAAATCTGATGCAGCCCCGGTTGCACCTTTCAAAGCGTTTCCCAGTACCGTCTCCACGCCATCTGTGAGCGCCGCTGTATTCTCAGCGCTTATAAGCTTAGTTGCCAGGCGTCCGATCAAGTAAGCTGCCAGATGATCAAGACCGGTTATCTGTGCCACTTTCACAGCACCAAAGGCAACAATAAGTCCTGCCGTTATCTTTCCTGCCAGACTGCTTCTCCAGAGACCATCCAAAGCTCCGCCAAGTCCGTCTATTAGTGCGCTTGCTGCAGTCTTAAGCAATTTTCCCCAGGGCAGTTCTGCAAGAAACTCGCCAATTCCTTCTCCCAGTTTCTGGAAGGTACCATTATCGATAGCAGCTGTGATACAATCGCACAGATGGGAAAGGAAATCCCCAAAGGCTTTTCCGTTTCCCTTCCAGTCAATGTCATTAACCATGGTCTGAATGCCAGATTTCAAATTCTCCTGGAAGCTCTTCCAGTCAAATTCATTGTCAAAACCAGCTAAGGTTTCAAATGCTCCGTTGATCACACCCACCAGAGCTTTTGCAATATCCGTAAAACTGATCCTGCTGAATGTTCCTGTCATAGCCTTTCCAACGGCTTTTCCAAGCTCTGTCCAGCCGGTTATGCCAGCGTCATTCTTTCTGGACATTTCATTCACAAATCCGGATAACATTCTCCATGAAATCATGAACTTGTTTCCAAGCAATTCACCAAGAGATGTCCAGTTAATTTCCCGGATAGCTCCACGAAGACCTTTTGCAATGCTGGAACCAATTTTATTAAAATCAATACCGCCATTTCCAATCAGAAGATTTAAAGAATTAACTAATGTGTTAACACCTGCACCAAGAGTCCGCCCCATCAGATCCCAGTTGATGTGATCGACCAGGCTGTTGAAAGTTGTGGTAAACGCGGTAATGAACTTGGTGACCTTAGGACCTACGTTATCCCAATTGATGACGTTATAAATCTTCTGCAGACCTTTATTGATACCATCCGCAATATATGCGCCAAGGCCTTCCCAGTCTTCGTTCTGGATCAGTTCCTTGATCTTATCTGCAATCCCTTTCAGGGAGCTTTCGATCGGAACCTCTTCAAACATATCACCTGCGGACGGACCGGAATAACCTCCTCCGGATCCGCTTCCAGAATCAGAGCTGCTGCCGTCATCATACCGGTTAATCTCATCAATCGGACTGAGATATCCCTGTAATGCTTTGGCAGCTTTCTTGGCACTGTTTGCCGTCTTATCCAGACTGGCTGCATAATTCTCCTGAACTGCAATTGCCTTGACAAAAGTCTTCTGTCCGGTAAGCGCTGCAATCAGCATTCCCACGCGCGTTACTGCCTGAGATATGAGATTGATGAAACTTACCAGGATAGGCGACACCGTTGTAAGAATTGGTGCAAAAGCTGTGGCAAAACTGTTTTTCAGCTGGGTAAGCGCCGACTGCAGTTCTGACAGACTCAGATTTACTTTCCCTGTATTGGTAAGCAGATCGTGCTGTGCAAGGTTCTGTATTCCCTCCGTAGCTGCACTTCTAATCCTATTGAATAATGCAAACAGGGTGCGGATCCCAAATACATATTTCATCAGCTTCTTAAGGGACAAAGTGCTCTTGTTTGCTGATTTATGGATGCCAAAGATACCGCTGGAGATCTTCTGCAGACCGCCAACGATTGCTCTGGATGCAAGCTGCATGAATTTTGACATCAGCTTATCAAGGGCCTGCCAAAGTTCATGGAGTTTTTGCTTCATGCCGGTGATTCCGGATTGCTTTAACTTTTCAGCAAAACGCCGGGCTGATTCTGCAAGTCCACTGAATTTAGAGGACGATCTGGCAGCCTCTTCGCCGCATTCCTTTAATTTCATTTCTGTAGTGGCAAAAGAAGTATTTAAACGGTTGTTCATATCATCCAGGCGCATTTCTTCCACAGTAAGCCTGGAAGCCGTGCTCTGATATTCAGAAAGACTGCGCGGATCCACATAGGCAATGCCAGAACTTTTCATTTCAGCCTGTTTCTTCTGGAGCTTGTCCATCTTCGCCCAGATTTCATCCAGTTGGTCATCCAGATTCTTCATGGAGTCTGCCGGGAATCCCATATCAAGCCATTCCCTTTGCTTCTGTTCCACCTTTTCGAACTCATTGTCCAATTTCTTGATTTCAGCCCCAAGGCGCTTGTATTCCTCAGTCTCAATTTTCTGATCAGAAAGTTCCTTCAGCCTCTTTCTCAGAGCCTCCACCTTCTGTTCCTGCTGCCCATACTGGTTATTCAGTTTGGAAATGGAATCCAGCTGCTTCTGAAGGGCGATCTTAGCCTTTTCCCCAAGACCTTCCACAGAGGAAGACATGCGCTTGACAGAAGCCTCTATTTCCTTCATCCCGACCTTTATACCTTTTTCATCAGTTTCTGTATAAATCGTAAGTGTTCCGTCTGCCATGTCCTCACCTCTTCAATCCAAATAGTTCCTTAAGAGCTGCCTCTTCTTCTGCTGACCGTTTCTTGGTCTCGCCCGGAAGATCTATCAGCTTTTTGTTCTTCCGATAAAATTCCAGTTCCCATTTTTCCAGCTTCTTACCGTTCATTTTCTTCTGGCGGATCTGAAGAATCTCATGGAAAAGCCCTTCTGAGATTTCCATGTATGCACCCATGAACGTCCACCAGTGCATGTACTTCACAGACCGGATATCTTTTCCCATATTTTTATTGATTGCAGAAGCAATCAGGGAAGAATCCTTGTCCCAATCCATTAGCCGGGCTTTGTTTTTCCCCTCACTACTGATTCCGCAGTCAATAAATGCAAACGCTTTGTCAATAGCCTCCTGCAGATATTCTTGTGGGATTTCTTCTGCATCCAGGAAAAAGATATCAAACAGAACTTCTATCCTGTCCTCTTCATTCAGCTCGGGATCTGCCATGGCCCGAAGGATATCCAGGATTGCCCGAAAATCAGTCCGTACCTCATACTGCTCACCGCCCAGCTCAATTGACCTGGGAAGATTCCACATATCATCCATGACGGCGGCGCTTCTTTGTGTAGTTCGGCTTATGCTGCTGGTACTTCTGGGTGTACTTGCTCACCCTGCTCTGAGTTCTCTTGATCCGGACGTCAAACTCTTTGTTGATCACATCACGCAAAGTGTCCATGCACACTTCTACAAATAATTTTCCGTTTGCCATTGGAGAAAACGGTCCCAGGATAGAAAAGAAGGTGGAACCGGTATCAGCTCCCATCAGGTAATCCATTTTTTCAATCACCCTCTGTTCGCATTCAGTCACAGTTTCCTTTTCATCTATAGTAAAGTTTGCAAAATACTGCTGCACTTCCTCATATCTGGAAATGATGTTTGTGTCTGCCGGACGGAAACGGAAAACTGCCAGATTCTCACCGTAATGATTCTTTATGTCATACTCCTTACTTCCGTCATCAATGACAATTGTGTTTGTTTCCTGGTTCTGTATCTGTTCCATGATTACCTCCTAAAATAGGGAGCACGTCCGCGACATACTCCCGTTAACATTTTCACTTATTACCCTGTGATCTCTCCAGCTTCAAATACCGGATTTCCAGTCTTAAGAGACTCCGCGGTTACATATCCCTTTGTTCTTGCTCCATTCTCATGAACATTGAACGGGAAATTAACGCCCTCAGTACCGCCTCCGTAAGACTGTGGTTTTACCAGTACTTCCTGTGCATAAGCCAGATGTTTAACAGCTTCTGTGTCCTCTACAATAACCTCCAGCATCAGAGTCTTGCAGGCGTCACCTTTTAAACGTCCCATGGCAATCTCACGGATCTTTGGATAAAGTTTTGATGCTGGATCCGCATAGAATGGATCTGCACTCATGGATGGCTGGTAGCCTTTGTCGGTAACCTTGGTTTTGCCAAGAATGTTTTCTTTGGTTTCTGTATCCGGATTCAGATCTACAGACATGTCGTCAATGTCCTCGCCCAGAATTTCCCATGCTGCTTTTGCCGGATCACTTCCCCAGGAAGTGTCCAGGAAATGTGCTAATGCTTCTCTTTCTAACTTCATGTTCTCTTTTTCCTTTCTTTGTAAATAACTCTTGCCTGTATCATGTATCTTGCCATTGTCCCGTCCTGGTTCACCCCGGACAGGTTCGGCATGTTCTGGAGATTTTCCATTTTCTGAACCGCGCAATCTTCCCCGAAGTCTGGAAAATCCTTGCTTTCATTCTGCTGATCCAGCCAGTCCATAAAGGCCTGCGCAAAGTTCATTGCTTCCAGGTTCAGATCATCCTGGCAGGAAGAATAAGATTTGACGATCACAATGGTAAAGCCGTATTCCTTCAGGACATCACCGGTAATATATTTCTTTTTCACCTTGTCCGAATAATTTGTGATCAGTGAAATGCTGTCCTCCGATTCTGGCGAGAAGTTGAAGTTCAGCATGTCTCCGGCAAGCTCACTGGCCTTTGGCTCAAAATATGCTTTTATCACATCATGCTTTATCATACCCTGCCTCCCAGTTTCAGATATTCTTCATAAGACTTTGCCAGTTCTTCTTTCCTTGCAGTCATCATGGCATGATCCCAATGGTCCGTTGCCAGAGGATGGCGGAAAGTGTTGTATTTCAGCTTTCTGCCTGTTGGGTTCTTATGGGGAGGAGACCAGAAGCCCATCAGCTCTTCACCGTCAAAGATTGGGATATTCGGACCATACAGCTCGCCCATGTACTGGTAATGGGCATAGGGGCTGTTATAGGTGATGTATCCTGCACCCTCATCCGCCGTGATATCTACATTCTGTGCAAGTACCAGGTTATCCGCCGGCACGTAAGGATCCATGAAGCGTGCTGCAGTCGTCGCCAGGAAAAGCATGCCAGGCTGTCCGCCCAGCTTCTTTTTTGCAATCCGATCAGGAGGATCATTCCATTCAAATTTTACTTTCATGGTATCAGCCTCCCAGTCTGTAATGCTTTGCCAAGGGGAAACTGGTGTTGTCAGAGAATGCTGTTACTTTGAACGCATTCGGTTTATGCCGGTTCAGTACCTGTGCTGCAGTCTGACCAGAAACTCCCGTGATCTCATCCAGGCATTCCCCATAAATCACAATGTCGCCCTGAGAAGCTGTGAAATGTTCTTCCGGAGAATCTTTGTATTCTGCATAGGGTAGGTATCTGTCATCCTCTGGAATCCGCACCACGTAAGTGTTCTGGACGCTTGCCTGGGTGCCGTTAAAACTGGTATTCACCTGAGCTTTCCAGAAACAGTTGTGGAGCACTGTCCTTTTCCAGTGCTCCTTTCTGTCTTCACTGTCTGCTGCCTGGATCCGGTTGTATAAGGTGATGGTATGAATATAATTCTGGTTCATGCTCACACCCCCGCATACAAAAGTCCTGTGTTGCCCAGGTATCTGTAAACGATCTCCCTGGTCTTCTTTGCCTTTCCCTCTTCTGTGAAGGTAGACTGGGACACATCAAAAGTTCCGGATTCCCCGTCATTGGAATAGGACTGTAAAATACCACCCTGCTCCGCTGCCTGCTGAGTGCTTTTATCTGCCTGATACAGAAGCTCTGCAAGCTCACAGGCACAGTCTTTCACATCATCTGTGATAAGCCCGAAATTGGAAGCCAGGCGGCTGAAGGTGTACTGGTTCAGCACACGCTCAGCCTGCTTTTCCCATAATGGAAACTCATCCTCAGACAGCTTTGGATCACGACCCATCAGGTAGCCAGATTCATAGTAATTGTAAGAGGTGTACATGCTTCATCACATCCTTGTCATTCCTGCGCTACAAGAGTAACATCTTTTGTCACTGCTGCAGCTGCCACAATAACTGTTTCGGTTACTGGGATATAGCCTTTCTTGGTGATCTTCGCTGTGTATGTACCAGCGCGCAGATTAAACTCTGCTTTTCCATCTTCATCAGTTACCAGAATTGCTCCGTTCACGTTAACGCGCGCACCCTTATAAGTTGTTGGGCTTTCGTCTTTACCATCAGTTACAGTGAAGGTAACTTTCTGGGTGGCAATCGGAGTACCTGGCTCAAGATATGCAAATGCACATCCGGTACGGTCTTCATTCATTCTGGTAGCTGGGTTTGGAAGAGCCCAACCCATACGGAATACTACACGAAGTGCTGTCATATCCTGCTGTGCCAGGTTATACACGATCTCCATTGTTGTCGGATCCTGGATTACACCTTCTGTAAGAATTTTAACTGTAACATCCTGGCGAATGGCATATACCGCCTGGCCAAAGTCACCAACTACCAGCTGTGCAATGTTCGCATAGAAAGAGCCGTTCTCTGGGAATGTAATTGGTGCTCCATCCAGGGTGTATCTTGCCACATCCTGCATATTGCTTTTAAAAATCGGCTGACCTGTAGTATCACGCAAACCACGGAGTTTTGACTTGAAGTTCATAGGTGCAAGAGCTCCAGAAACTCCGTAGCCATCATCTTCAACTTTCGCAAATACTCCATTCTCGCCAAGGATAAGATCGTAATAATCTTTTCCTGCTGCCGGTGAGACATTGTTTCCAGCCTGTCTTGCCAGGGTAATAAGGTCTGCCTGCCATTCTCTCGGACGGTTATCTCCGAAGATAACAGCTGCATCTACTTTCTGACCGATTGCCTCCATAACACGCGGAGTGATCTCACCAAAGATATCGAATTCTGAATCAGAAAGAACTGCATCTGGAATTGGTACGATAACCGCCAGCTCTCCGGCATTCAGATATACATTGTCCCATGCCTGTCTGGTGGTCTGTTTCATACCGGTATCACCATCTACCCAGTAAGCAGTTGGCAGGAAATCCAGTACACGGATCCTAGTCTGATTGGATGTCATATTTGGAAGTTTTCTTGCCATTCCCATAAATACGGAATTTTTCGGTGCATCCTGAAAAATATTGGATACAATCTGCTCGCGGATGATTGCCTCTGCATCCGCTCTGTTTGTAATATTTACTGGCATTCTTTATTCTCCTTTTCCGAGCAGGCTTCTAAGTGCTTCGTTTGCCTGTTCTTTTTTAGTCTGTGCATCATTGTTGATTCCTGTAGTGGAAGAAACCACTCTCGGAACGGTTGGCTGCTGAAACAGATAATCATTGTCTTTCTTTAAAGCTGTGATTGCTGCTTCAATGTCCTGAGTCTGATTCTTGGATGCTTTTAAAGTATCTACATCCAAAAGAGCCATAATTGCTTTCTCGTTTCTTCCAGACGCTTTCCGGATAGCCTCTTTCACAGAAGCATCAAAAGCATAATCAGATTTGATTTTCTCAATCTCTGCATCCTTACCCTGGAGCTGCTTTGTCAGATCTGAAACCTTTGTCTGCAGTCCTGCTGCATCAATCCCTTCCATGGCTTTTAAAGAAGCCTGTGCCGTATCCAGCTGCGTTTTATATCCATCACGCTCAGCCTTAACTGCATTCAGTTCTTTTCCATGCTCAGACATAACAAAATCAATCTGCTCCTGATTTAAACCTTTTCCCTGTAAATCTTCTGTTTTCATGTTTCTCCTTTCTATGCCATCCCGTAGGTTATTTATAGGTGTGTAACCATCCACCAGACAGCTGACTGTTTTAGGTCTTATCATCTGACCAATTTTGAGTATAAAAATAACACCCGGATGATTCCGCGTGCTGTTTCACTGTTTAACGGACAGCTCCGAGATATTTAGGAGCACCTCCTCTTGCGCCGGCGCAAATTTTGCATATTAAAAGAGAGCCTGTTTCCAAGCTCTCCTAATAGTCAATATTTCTGTTTTACTTTAATGTCCAACATTCGGATCATCATAAATGCTGCCCGTTCTGCCTGTTCATCATAATCTTTTTGTAATGGGCTTTTAACTAAATCGCCCTGATTATAATGGATAAAATAATGTGCAAGTTCATAAGCAACTTCATATACTACTTTTTCAAATAACTGCTGTTTACGGATTGCAACGTTTTTCCCACACAATATGCTGTCAAATTTCCGTAAGTCCTGGAGCTTCAATGTGATTCCCTGCTCATCCGCAAGTGCCAGTAAATTTTTAAAAACAAATATCGGTTCGTCCATATGTGGAATAGCAACTTTACTCTTAATTGGTTCTGTTTTGGTCTGGGTTGGAACAACCTCTTTCTTTGGCGGAAGTTCTGCCTCCTGCTCTTTGGCTCTGAAATAGAAATCCACCAGGTAATCATATACCTGCCATGCTTTGTCTGTGTTGAGGGACTTGGCATGAAGTAAAGCTCCTTTTTCTGTCCAAAAGTAAGCTTTAGACACCTTTTTCAACTCGCCCTCAAATTGAGGGGAGGTTCTCAGATGTCTCATCTCATCCCCCTCAACTGCAATATAATGTTTTCCTAAAATAAACTTATCCTTATTCCTTAAGTAGTTATTGTTTATTACTTTCCTCTCAGTTTCATATGCTTCTGCAAGCTGTCTAGTCGTTAATACTTTTATTCCATGTACCTCTAACCTTTTTAAATTATGCATTTTTCTTTCCTCACTTTCAATTTTTGATTGCGAGAAAAACCTTTGAATGCTATAATATTTTCAGAGGATTTTCCTCGCAGGGTAAGAGCGTTTACAACTTTCTCAGGGTGGTAACGCTCTTATTTTTTGTTTTCGGCATAGACCTTATTGATTCCTTCCATAACAACCTCGTACTGTGTTTTTCCTGTTACCTCACAGCACGCTTCCAGCAATGCTTTATCTTTCTTTGTTGCTCTAATCTTAATCTGTTCTGATTTAGGATTATCACTTTTCGGTCTGCCTGTTCTTGGACTCATATTCTTCACCTCACTTTTTGAGTACACAATAAATATATTACGGTGTACACAAAAAGTCAAGAGGAAATTTTAAGTACAAAAATAACACGTTTTTCAACGTGCTATCATTGTTTTTATAACTGTATTGATTTTTTATAATTCTACATGCTCAAGCAAATCAACAATGTCCTCCAGGGCTTTACCCTCGAAGAAAGGAGCCCTCATCACTTCAGCAATACTATGTGCTTCCATGAAATCATCTCCGCACCACATATCGAAGTGCTTCTCATTAAACGGATCCACGCCACACTCTTTTCCATTATATTCAAAAAGAACGTGAGTACATAAACTCTCAATTCTATCCTGTAACTCTTTTGCTGTCATAATATATCTAGATTCTCCTTTCTCTCATTTTCTGTTAATTCCCTTGTTGGACGGTCAATCAGTTTCCCATCTTCATAAACATAATCATGAGCATGTTCTCCATTTTTACCGTACGGATGCATTTTAGCATTTCCGTGATTATTATTACTAATTTGCTTATATTGTTTTCCGTTTTCATCATAATAGTTTCTCTCAATCCCACCACGCTTGCTGGTTAATTGAGTAATACTATTTGGCGTTCCAGTTAAAGTAGTTCTCTTAACTTCGATTATATCCTGCCCTGCCGCGTTTTTCAATGTCGGAGGCGCTATTTTTTCAAGTTCTGCTTTTGTCGGCATGAACTTTCCTTTCAGACCGTCCTGCATGATCCTGGCTTTCTGCTCTGGAAGTTTCATCTTCTCTGAGAAATCCTTGTAAGTCTGCATCTGCCCCTGGTACTTGGCTTTTGCCAAGATTATTTCCTGATCATCAGCTCCGCCCTCTTGAAGGAGTTTTATTTTCTGCCTCTGGGCGCGCATACCACGCTCCATCTTTCTCTGCTGCTGAAGAGCTTCATAGGTGGTGTACTGCTTTCCATTGTACTCCCTGGGAGTATTCTCAGCATCAAGCATTTTCTGAAGCTGTTCATCCGTGTAGGTTCGTTTTGCGCCAGGTGGGATTGGTTTAAAATCATGATAACAATTAATTCCTTTCAGACCTGTTATCTCACCAAGACCACAAACCTGTTTTAATTCCTGCATGCTCCATGCTTTCCCCTGCCATGGCTGATGCGTAGGTCTGGCTCCAACATGATAACTGACTTCAAATGTATCTGTTCCCAGCTGCTCCGCTACCTGTTCCATAATCTGACTTTGCACCTGCCGGAAACCTGTGAGGATTGCTCTCCTGGCTGCCACGTCAATTCTATCCCGATGTCCAGAATCATATTCTATGTACCGAAGCCCAGAGGCCGTCATCTGATTCACCGTCCGTTTAAGCACTGTATTATAATCAAATGCTCCTGACTTGATATCTATAACAGCCTGGTCCATGGTAGTTCTGTAATATTCCATCAGAGGTGAAGACTGGATTCTTCCAGTTGCCGGATTACGGATAGCAAATCCCATGGAACCGGTCAGATTCTTATATTCTCCCTGGACCTGCTTCTTGGTTGCCTCAATCAGCTGCTGAAGTACAAAATTTTCTTCAAGCGGAATCTGTTGCATTCCGGCAAGTTTAAAGAAATGCTCCTGCTCGTAATACTGCTTGTACACCTCATCAGAAAATATCCTGTCCATTTCTGCATCCGTTGCCTGTAACGCGCTCTGGATCCATCCACGGATATCTTCCTCAGCCATTCCAAGTTGCTGAAGCCTGCTGATCTGCCAGTCTACAGAAGCACTTGCAAAACCGTTTTCTTTAATCCGGCGGACAATATCTGTCATGATCCGGACTTCCAGTTCAGAGAAAATATTACTGACTTTCACTGTGAGTTTTTCAATCTCGCCCTGTGTCATTCAATCACCGTTTCCTCTGGCTGCTGGACTGCTGCCTTTGCCTGCTCTTCTGTTTCCCCATACCATTTCATTCTGTATTCCCACAGTGGCATTGCACCCATGGAAACATCCAGCCTGTCAGACTGCCGTTCTGACTCTACATCCGTTACAATGGAATCGTCCCAGTCAAAAGATGTCTGATAAGTTCCAGATGGGCATAAATGATACAGATCACACCAGAACGCGATTGCATCCACCAAATCTTCAAGTGCATGCTGCAGTGCAGTCTGGCAGCTTTGCACAAAAGAATAAGACCGCTGTTTACTTGCTTTTATTTCTTCAGCGGTCTTATCGGTATTATTTGGATCTGAAATTGTTCCATAAGCCAGGTTGCAGTCAAACTCAATCATTCTCATAAGATGATTCCAGCCGTTAAAGTAGGATGTATCTCTGATATCTGGTGAGAATGTGTCCATAAAAGGCTTATCAACCACACCTGTATTATATTCAACTGCCCTGTACAACCTCTTTTTTCCTGCCGGATAGACAGGTTCTCCTGTGCTCTGATTTCTTCCTAACAGGCTCTGTGCAATGTGCACTGCTGTTTCCTTGCTTTCATATTCCCAGTTGATCTGAGAATATCTTCTGTCGGCTTCCTGAATGTGTTCCACAGCCCTTGAAAATACAGAAGCTCCAAGCGGACTTTCCGAATCCTGGTTGTTTCCAAGCGGTACCTTAAAATATCCAAACGGCAGCTTGTCTATACCAGAGAATGTCATTTCCTGCGCAAGCTCTGACCACTTAGGAACCGAATTAACCGAAATTTCATTCCCGATCAGCCCCTCGGTTCTGGAGACAAATGCTCTGTTTCGGATGTTCAAAAGCCCATCTTTCAGAGTGTGGATTTCTATCCTGCTGTATATTTCATTATCCCTGCGGAACTGATCCAGAAAGGCGCATTTCGTAATGGTTTCTGTATCAAATTCCAAGGGAAAGAAATTATCCCCTTGAATGTATTGGATGGAAATACCATTCGAAGTCACATAAGGCTTGAAGATCAGGCTGCCTTTTGCGTCTGCATACTCAACCTGGATCCGCAGCTTCTCAATTACTTTCTGGTAGATTTCATCAATGTATGAAGCCTTGGCGCTTCCGGATACTTCACTTTTTACTTCCAGAACTGTCAGCCTGGCAATCTCGCCTGCTACTGCTGCCGCAATCCCTGCGCTCTGTATGTTGGAATCCAGCCATGGCGCCTTATCTTTGTATAATGCAGACCACATTTCAATATGTGCTGCTGTTTTCCCACTCATTGCATAATCAATCTGCTCATCCTTGTCCAGGATCTTACGCAATGCCTGATACATATTTGTATAATTCATATTAATCACCCGTACCTGATGAGCTGGCTGATCAGCCGCTCAAATGTATATTCAAAACTGTCTAATGAGTCAATATCGCTGGTTCCGTCATCCAGTCTCACGTTCTTGGTCAGCTCTTTCGGATCCCAGACAGCTGTACACAGCGCTGTTACAAGACTGTCGCATTCTCCATCCATATAAGCAAAACGCCCCTGCGCCATCAGAATTGAGGTAGCATTAATACGATCATTAATCTCAGTTTTCAACGCATTCTCTACTCTGATCCAGCCAAGACCGTTCTTCCTTAAGCTGGTTCTTATACCGGCAATCAGCGTCTGCTCTGCACTGTCCGCATAAACCACTGTAATAAATCCATATCGGCTTAGTATCTTCTGGCAGAAATTGCAGAACATCTTTCCAAGCATATCCGGATCAATCTCAATAGGATTTCCGCTTTCATCCTTACAGCTGATCCATTCGGATGCCAAAGGGATTACCATCTGGAATCCTCTTGTTATCGCTGTTGCTGTAAAGGAATGTCCGGATCCAGAGCCACCAAAGTCAATGCCAAGATTAATTTCCATGATATCTCTCGGCTTCTCTTTCAAGGCAAAGCCAAACTTCTTGGTACTGATATCATCCGCAAATCTACGGAAGATCAGACCATTTGCCACAACGCGCATTCCCTTAATATCACGCATGTACCAGATCGAATTGACATCATAACGGCTCTCAATCTCATGAAGACGTTCTGGAGTGATGTTAATGTTATCGTAGATGGTACAGTGCATGTAATTGTACCCGCCGGGAAAGTTCCCTTCTTCCTGCTGCCTCTGGTATCTGTCAATGTACTCTGAATAAATGGCAGCCCTTGGGTTATCCGGGTTAAGGTCCCAGAATACTTTCAGCCTTTTAACCGCCAGCTGACGGTTGAATGCCTCTTTAATCGTATTATCATGGTGAAGGTTGATCTCGGTTGCGATCCACATCCCATAGGAATTACCACGGATTTTTTTGAAACTGTCCTCTTTCGCTCCACCTGCAAAGATTACAATTTTCTGCTTGTTATGAGTTGCTGGGCCTTTAATAAACAAAGCTTCATTGTCTTTGTATTTTCCCCAGTGACTCTGACCTCGGAAGATCCATTCAAGGCCCATCCCATTACAGTCACCAATATTCATCTTTGCATTCGCCATTGTGGATCCTGTTGCAAGATGGATCTTATCTGGTGTTGTTTTCAGCTCATGCGCAAAAGCAAAAACATTATCAACAGTCTTACCTGCACGAACCGCACCTTCTGCTACGTTATAAGAGCAGTCCCGGCATTTTCGGATATAGTCTTTGTGCTTTTCAGAAAAATGAAAAAGGATCGTTTTCTTCCTGGTGAAATTATTTGCTGCTGCCATAAATCTCACCCTCTATATCGTCCAGATCTTCAATCTCCTGGTTATTTCCTGTAATCTTTTCTGTCTGGGCTTTCATCTGAGCAATTTTAGCTTTCTGCTCTTCAGTGCCCATATCCATATGATCCGACAGCCATCGAAGGGCTTTCATCCGATCTGAAAGTTTAATGCTGGCTCCATCCTTTCCCTGTCTCACTTCTGCAAGAATGGTTCCGTCTACTCCAGAAGATTCCTTAAAATGAACAGTATTCACCGTTTTGGTCAACTGTTTTTCTTCTCCAGTTTCCAGATCTTTGATTTTAACAGGACCATACATAGCCATTACAGGAACTTCCTCAGTTCCAAACTTAAGATAATCTGTGATATCAGCAAAAGCTATATCCATGTACTTCTGGAAGATATCTGATTCAGAAAGAAATTCTCGGTTTAAGCGTTCCTGCTTTAGATGTAAGATTTCTTTTTTTACTCTAGCATTTCCTAGCAGCCTCGGACCATTCGCTGCTGCCGTTAAGTAGTCAACTTCATATGCTTTCTGATATGCTTTTGTAGCATTAAAACTCCGGATATAATAAATACAAAAAAGCCGCTGTTTGTCAGTCAGATCGGGATTCTCAATCACCTGTTCAACTTCACTCTCAGCAGCTTTCTTCTTTTTACTTTTTTTCTTTTCCGAACGTTCGCTTTTCTTTTCCGAGCGTTCGTTTTCCCACTTATGAGTACACTTCCATCTCCGGACAGTGCCCTCTGGCAGATTCAGTTGACTTGCAATCTCAACCAACTTCTGCCCCTGCAGGTACATTTCTTTCGCCTGCTCTATTCTCTTGTCCGGCGCTCTGGTCATGTCTCATCACCTCTGCTTCGTTGGTTTTGGGTACAACAAAAGCAGCCCCGGGGAGCTGCCTCTGTGTGTTTGTTGGTATACTAACTGATTTTTATTTCAAATATTCTCCTATTTTTTGCAGAGCTTCAAGTGCTTTTCTTCTATCCGTTTCGTTTAAATTCTCATTACGAAGAATATAACGTACTTTTTCTTCTAGCACACGATTAGCCTCCGCTGCGCCACGCTTTTCATACTCTCTAAAAATCTGTTTTTCCATTAGATTAATTGTCTTAGTTAAATTTTCTACCGTTTTATCATTTATATTCTCTCTTAAATTTTCTATCTGACTCAAAGCTAATTCATTTTCCAATTTATCAAAACGCTTAAGTAATGAATATAACAATAAATTGGTTTCTTCATTTTCACTTAAACTATTCGTTTCATTAATTTGTGCTTTTCCTAAATTTAAAAGTTTTATAATAGAATTTATGCCTTTTTTATTGTCTTTCGTTTCTTTAATGGCATCTACTATTTTTTCGCGATCTTCCATGACTTCACGATATATTAAATTCTTTCTATAATCCACAGTATTTATTGTGCTTATGTCGAAAATCCTCGGAGTATCTTTTTCCTGCACAAGTACAACTGGGAGGTCAAAAGCCTGTCTCACTCCTAGTTCAAATAACACATTAGGATTTCTGGTGCTTAAATCACAAATTGCCATTGGCGACTCTACAATGTCTCGTATAATCGACACTTGAATCATACTGCTTGACTTATCCTCGTCCGCACGTTTTGGTTCATACCCAGCTTCTTTTATCGCTGGACATAATAAATCCTCATAAACCTGCTTAAAATGATCTTGAGGATACGTATCCAGTTCTCCAATAGGCATAATAACAAAACATTTTTCCTTTTTACTATCTTCATTCTCTCCCACAGCACAACCTCCCACATACATTTTTCTCCATCATACTACAAAACGCCCCATATTTCTACAGGACGTTTGCAAAAAAATATATGTAGTTGGGGGTAGCTCCTCTCGAAGCCAATCGGAACACCAGGACTCGAACCTGCGGCTCGGATGAACGGCTCATGCTCCCTCCCAATCGGGGAGGTGTTCCGAGATGGACGTGCACCCTTGGTATCGTCCAAGGTGGATCCAACCCTGTCGTAAACGTTTTTCACATTTCGTGGAAATAATAATGCCGCCGCTTACCTACTAAGCAGTAACAGTACCTTTGGCCATCGGTACGGTACTAACCGAATCAACTGCCAGGCTGTGACACCTGGCAATCGCTTGTCAGAAACTTTTCACCACACTAAAAGGATTAAGCCACCGGCTCCGCTGAGCCTTCGGCTTCATTGTTATCTTACAACGACAAATCCGACTTTTCCGACTTTTTTCATTTAATCCCACACTTTTTCAAGTAGGCATCTCGGATATGTAATCTCGGATAGTCCGGGCTCTGGGAATATCCTGTCTTAGCCGCTATCTTCTCCCAGGTCATCCCATCCCGGTAAAACATCTTAAACACACATCTAGTCTGACCATCTGGGATATCGTCAATCCATTTCTCAATAACTGCCACCTGCTTTTTCTTCTTAGCCAAAGTCTTTTTCCGCCGGTTATACTTTTCACAGTCAAAACCAACTACTGTCTCTGGCTTCTTGGATCCGGATTTTCCATTGAGGATCACGCTGTTCCCCATGCCCTTGTCCGTCATCCACAGCTCATTCAACTCATATTCAAGGACTGGAAGCTCCCTTTTCAGTTTCTTGTAACTGTCCAGAAGCTTTCTGGTTATCTTGACTTCTTCCACCTCTGTCACCTCCCACAAGCTGCTCATACTTATGTATCCGCTTCATGATTGCCAGTTCTGATCTGGCATCCTCCAAAAGCTTCCTGGCCTTGTCCGGGTTCATGCTTAATTCTCTGGCAACCTGCAGCACTCTCTTCTCATCAATCATCTGGCACCTCCATTTCTGGCCACAGCATCGGTACGTTCAAATTGCGAAAATATCCTCTGCATACCTGCCGTATCGCACAGTTAAATACGCAGTCGTGAATGTCATTGTTTTTACAGTAAATTCTAATCGTGTTCACCGCCTCAGTGGCTTTCCGGTCCGTTGCCTTTCCCTGCTTGGTCTCTGTCATCTTTTTCACCTCTATCCTTGTTTGCGGCGCTTAATGCCCAGGCGATCACGCCAAAAGCTCCGATCAGTACACCAATTCCCATTGCTGCGTCTATCATCTTCTCTCCTCCCAGCTCCGGCACTCCCTGCAGCGGATCTTACTGCTGCACAGGGTGCCCTTTATCATTGATAGCCTCGGACAGGTCGGGTGAACGTATACGATCAGCTCTCCCACCCTGCCGGTACTGTGTTTACAGGTTTTATATTTTTCTGCCATAGTCTCAGCTCCTTATCGTTTCATACAGTTTCTTCTTGGCATTGTATTTCAGTGCAACTGGCATATCGCAGTTTATACAGTTCAGCTCGATCAGCTCTGCAGTCTCATTTGTGAAATATCTTGCCATACCGCCGCATTCACAGTTGATAAATGCCAGTTTCAAATTCTTCAGGTCCGTCTTCTTGCCGCATTCTTTACAGCCGTAATAACTAAGCTGATGTTTGGTACAGAAGGTCTTTGTCTTATCACAGTGCTCACAGCGGATATGTAAAAATCCGGCATATCCTCTTGACTCCCGCGTCAGATTTTTATTGATTTCCATAGGCACTACCTCTGGTTCTTCCCGAACAGGCTCTTGGGGGGGCAGTTTTTCCGATGCTGCCATCTGATGCACAGTCTCTTTAAAATCCGGATTCTCCACAGCCGGCACCTCAACCAGGAAGCGATTTCTTTTCAGCATTTCTTCCAGCGGCTCTACTGTAAACGCCGGCTTATCAGCTTCCAGTGTCTCATCGTACATAACCAGGACTTTTCTCCCCTGGAGAAACTTCTTCAATGCGTCCTCTAACTTCATTTCCTGTAGCATAGCTTAATCTCCTCTTTTTCTTTTTGCCAGACATTCCAGCTGCCACACTACATCCAGCAGTGCGACTTCTACTTGCATCGTCTGGTATTGTTCTCTAATCTGGTGACAACGTTCTGCAACTCTCTCCCAGGCTCCATCATCTTCCGGAAGAATACCGTTGTACTCTTCATACATCTCCTGTACTTCCGGATATTCTTCCCAGAGAGCTTTTCGTTCCTGGGGCGTCAGCCAGATCATGGCAGCCTGTCGATCCGGACATAAATCCCAGGGACTTCCGCCCAGAACTTTTCCACGATCTCCGAAGCCACCAGTGCGTCATCATCCCAGAAACCAACTTTCGTCATGCAGTCCTTTAATAGTTTCTGCAGATTGTCCGTATCCGGTTTGGAAAGTCTGTAGGTACCATCCAAATGTTTTCCCCTGGGGAAGCACCACTTTGTGATCAGCCTGACTCCACAGTGATATGGTTCATCTGGTACATGCTGTCCCAGGTATGCTACCAGCTTCTGTCTGGCTGCCTTTAATTCCGGTGGCTCATAGAGCACTGGCTTTCCTCCGGCAACCCTGACCTGTTTTTCCTGATGGGTTACAGTCGGTGGAACCATTGCCATGAAAAATTCATTGCTCATAAATTACTCCCCTTTTGGTTTTTGAATGCTAACTCTTAGTGCACAATCTAAATTTGTATCATCAGCAGAAAAAGAAATTTCTTTCATACCCTCTGCGATTAAGAGAAATGAACAGCTTTCATAAAATGGACTATATAATCCGCAGCCATAAGTCATGCATTCATTTTTCGCAAAAGGACAATAATACTTTTCATTCGTTTCCATTATTTTCATCCCCCTGTCAATTCTTCCTGTCAATTTTGCTTAGAGGTGTGTGTGTCAAAATTGGGTGTGTGTCAAATACCCCTATATATATAGGGGTATTTGACACCCCATTTTTTGACACCTCACTGCACCTATCAAATTAGTGTTTTTGACACTTTTGACACCACTGTCAAAAATGTCAATTTTATACTTTTTGACAGATTTGACGCCTCGCTGTCAAATGTCATTCATTGTTTTTTGACACCTTTGACACCTTAAAGATCATACCATTTTCACGTTTAAATTCTTTTGAGCTGTCCACATATTTCTTAACTGTGTTTAAAGTAACACCCATATATGTGACCAGATCAGATATTTTCACACTGCCATTTCCGTCCATGTCATTCGCTTCAAACGCTAACCTCAGACTATCTTCCTTATCTTTTTTTCTTTCTTCTGAAGATTTTTGTTTTTTCTGCCACGCTGGTTTATCATCTTCCAGCTTCAGGTCTTTCAGGCTTCCTATCTGATCAATCCTGTGTACCGGATAATCAAACCACATATTGACAGGCTCAAACTTCAGGAACTCTCTCAATGTACCTTCAATTCTCCATGCGGTACGCGCCTGTACTTCCGCTTTCGCAGCCATTATCTGCTTATCCAGGGCTATTTTCTGCCATTTATCCAGGTGTGCCTCACAGTAACCCAACATCTGTGCACTGCTCAACAGATCGTCCTGTGAGAGGTCATCCTGCCACTTATAATGTGCATCCAGATATGCTTTACAAGTTCCACAGACAGCCTTATTTTCTTCCTGTTTCATCAATGCCTCTGTCGGCTCCAGCTCGATCAAATCCAAAAGTGCATCCGGATCACGGGCAAATACACCGGATCCAGAAGCGCGGTCCATGGACTTCTTACCGCCCTGATTTCCTTTGCTGTGATGATGACAGTAGATCACGGCACAGCCCAACTCTGTACACACTTTATCGAACTGGTTACAGAAGTTCGCCATCTGATCGGCACTGTTCTCATCACCAGTAATGACCTTATAAATTGGGTCTATAATGATCGCTACATAATTCTTCTTTGCTGCCCTTCTGATCAGCTTTGGTGCAAGCTTATCCATAGGTACAGACTTTCCTCGAAGGTTCCAGATATCAATGTTCTGCAGGTTGTCTGGGACATAGCCAAGGGACTCATATACATCTTTAAAACGATGAAGACAGCTTGCCCGGTCAAGCTCCAGGTTCACGTACATCACACGTCCCTGCGCACAATGCCACTGCAGCCACTTCTTGCCCTCTGCTATAGCGATACACAGTTCTATCTGCAGGAAAGACTTACCAGCCTTAGATGGTCCAGAGATCAGCATCTTATGCCCTTTACGGAGCACCCCGTCAATGAGACAGGGTGACAGCTCCGGAAGATTGTCCCAGACACTTTCCAGACCTTCCGGCTCCGGAAGATCATCATTCACACCTTCAATCCACTCATACCATTCATTCCAGGAGGATTTTCCTATGTTGGTATCCACAATGAACTGCTTCTTTTCCCCACGTTCTACACCGGGCATCCTGGACAATCTGGAAGGGTTCCGGTTCTGGGTATCTACATCAATCCCGTTCTTCTGGCAGACTTCATACAGATAATCAACGCGCTTCCTGTACTCGCCATAATCCGCTGCATCCACCCTCACGATTGCGTGAAGGCTTTTCTTCCCAGAATACACCAGGCAGGCAATGGGAAGCTCCAGCTCACGTAGGATGGCGTTCTGCTGGTCGATTTCCATGTGATCAGATTCTACAAGAGCATACCTGTATTCTGTTACATTTTCGTTTTTACAGCCGTTTCCATCCAGTGGGTTGAAACGGATCCACGCGCCAGCTTCCGGATTGTAATCGCCAAGCACTGCCCCTATGTCACCTTTGCAGGTGTTCAGCTGCTCGATCAGCTGTCCTGCAGTACGGTCCCAGCTTCCCTTTTGTGGAAGCCATCTGGTACCTTTCTCGTCTGTCTTTTCCCAACTTCCAGTTACGTACCCTACGTTTTCCCCAGCTTCAAACAGGGTTTCCAGATATGTGATCAGCTGCTCTGCCGGGTTCCAGTTCTTTGGTTCCTGGATCTCCCTGCCTTCCAGCCAGTTCTTATCCACTACTACACGGTCACTGTCTACCTGTATACTATCGTTCCAGTCCAGTTCATGGCCTTTTTCCGGCACCCATCCGCGCTCCATTGCCATCTGTACAATAGTCCCACCAGTTACCGGAGAGGAGGAACCAGAAAAACTTCTCCACTTCTTCTCACATTCTCCGGCATGGTACCGTCCAAAGTCCTTCTGGCTCCACTGATCCCAGACGCTTACCGGATAGCCTTCCAGTTTCAGTGCCATTCCGACATTCACCCAGTCCTGATAGCTCAGGGAACCGGGATCGATGTATTCAATTATCTCTGTAAGGCTTGTCCTCTGCTCCATGTTTATGCTCCTTTATATTCCTGTGGTACAATGTCGTTCGGGATCTTCCATCCGTTCCCGGCAATCCTGTCAATTAAATTCTTGGCTGTGTTAAACTGCCAGGTCCCCACATGTTTAAATCCCCTGCCCTCCAGGAAGCGGATCTGCTTCGGGGTAGTAAGTCCCTCATTTCTACGCTTGTCCAAACGGTCAAGAATCTTAGCTGCCTTCCCTGCATTCTCAATCTGATCCGGCATGATTCCCAGCTTTTCCAGTGTCTGCTTCTGTTTGTCAGATGGCGGTCCCATCTCCCATCCAAAAGACGGAACATAACTGGACAGGTCTTCTGCTTGAATAGACATCTCGAACTGCAGTGGATCTACAAGCTTCTTTTTCCGTTTTTTCATCTCTGCCAGCTGTTTAGCCAGGGATTCCTCACGCTGTGCGACTACATCTTCTGAGGCAGTCTTTTCCGCCTCTTCAATATCAATAGCTATGCCGGCTTCTCGTTCCAGGTTCTCCGTCATCTTCTGGGCTACTTCTTCATTCTCACAGATCAGACTTGCGGGGTGGCACAGTTCATGCCGCTCTGTATGCCAAAGGAAATCCAACAGCAACAGATGATCTTTTCCTGTTTCTGGTGAAAGTCTTGTGCCACGTCCCACCATCTGGCAGTAAAGGCTTCTTACCTTTGTAGGTCTTAATACCACAATGCAATCAACTGACGGGCAGTCCCAGCCTTCTGTCAGGAGCATGGAATTACATAACACGTTGTATTTACCAGCATCAAAATCTTTTAATACCTCAGCCCTGTCCTGGCTGTCTCCGTTTACTTCTGCCGCCTGGAAACCATAAGCATTTAGGAGATCCCGGAACTTCTGGCTGGTCTTTACCAGCGGCAGAAATACCACAGTTTTTTTATCCATGCAGTATTTCTGCATCTCCTGGGCAATTCCTTCCAGGTATGGATCCAGCGCAGTACCAATCTCACTTGCCTTGAAGTCCCCTGCCTGTACAGAAACGTTGCTCATATCGATCTTGAGTGGAATTGTCAGCGCCTTGATCGGGGACAGGTATCCTTCCTTGATTGCCTTAGGAAGGGTGTACTCATAAGCCAGGGACTCAAAATATACGCCAAGGTTCCGCATATCCCCACGGTCTGGCGTTGCCGTTACGCCTAACACCTGTGCTTCCGGAAAATGCTGCAGCACTCTCTGATAGCTGTCAGATATACAGTGATGGGCTTCGTCAATAATGATGGTATTAAAATAATCAGCCGGGAAACTTCCCAGCCTCTTTTCTCTCATCAATGTCTGTACAGAGCCAACCACTACCCGGAACCAGCTGCCCTGGCAGGAGCTTTCTGCCTTTTCCAAGGCACATCCAAGCCCGGTTGTCTTCATCAGCTTATCTGCTGCCTGATCGAGCAGTTCCCCTCTGTGTGCCAGGATCAGTACGCGGTCACCTTTACGGACACATTCCTCTGTTACCTTGGCAAATACCACAGTCTTTCCACAGCCTGTAGGAAGGACCAGCAGGGTTTTTAACACCCCGCTGTCCCACTGTTCAAAAATAGCTTCCTTCGCTTCTTTTTGATACGGCCTTAGTTCCATTTTTAAAAGCCTCCCGGTGTAAATGCAGGTTTACTGGTATCCTTTGGATACAGCTTTTCAATGTAATTGAACTTCTTGTTTGGATCCTTAATTCCAGGCTTCAGTCCGATCTTAGCGCGCGCAGTCTTGCCAGGAAGTGCACTCCAGTCCATCCGGAGTTCTTCTCCCTCCTTCTTAAGGCCAACGCCACGGAACAGCTCAGACAGCTTCCACTCCAAACTGGTATGCAGTACATAATTTTCACGGATGGTAACCTCACGTTCTGGAACATGCACCGTAAAATAAACAACTGCCATATTGCATGGAGGGAGCTTCCCCTCACCTTTAGATCTGCTGCGGTCAAATTTCTCAATTGTTACGTTATAATCCCCTTCTGGAATTGGCTCATAATCCTGGGCATCCTGTTTGATGGAATCCTCCCAGCCTAACTCTCTTCCTTCTGCTGCCATAAATTTTTATCCTCCTTTAATTGAACGGCACCTGTTGTGTCGCTTTCATTTCTTTGATCATTCCATAGACCTGTGGCCATGCCCCGATCAGACAGCCATTGATAAAGTCCATGTCATAATCTTTCACCTTTACATCAGAGGGGTAATACCCTCTTGCTGCCACTACGTTCTGGATGTCCCATTCATCTACCTGGTTACTCTCCATCAGGTCACGTAAAGCTTTAGGGATTCCGGGATCAATGGTGCTGCTCCTTGCTGTCGGTTCCGGAGTCTTTTGTGGTTCATTAAGCGGAAGGTTCATCTGCTCCCCAACAGTAACAGCAGGTTCTGTCTTTGTAGCTTCCTGTACCGTAGTCGGCTGAGGCTGTACAGTTGGCTGAGCCTGTACCGGCTGCTGCGCTGGTACGGATTTTGGCTGTGTTTCTTTTACTGGCACGGCATTTCCCTCAATGATTGTCCGGATGGAATCATAACTGAATGGGACTTCATCTGGCAGACCGTAGCGGTTCTTTGCATCCCAGCAGGCATTGTGGGTGGTGTACATTACACGCTCGCCGCCCTGGGCTTTTCGCTTTTTCCCTTTATCATCCACTGCAATAGAAAATGTTTTATAATTGGCAAACAGTAGCATGTCCGCCCATTCCTTGATCAGTGGGGAGGTCTGGGATGCTGTTTTCTTTCCAAGCTTTAACTCCCATCTGTCATAAGCTCCCAGTTCATCCGGCTGTTCAAACTTCCGGATCTGCGCATGTGCAGTAAGGACCACGTTGACACCAACCTCTACAACTTCTGTCAGCTGATTAAGGAATTTCCCCAATTCTTCTTTTACATAAACATAACCATTTCCGTAACCAAAGTCCTCAATACCGGACTTTCTGTGCTTGTCGCAGATATGCCGGATACACATAGATTCTGCCCAGTCAATGGTATCTATGACCAGGGTCTTGCACATAGTCGGATGTGTGCGGACATAATCCACCTGGTCCAGCAGCATCTGCCAGCTGGACGCCTTGGGAAGTCTCGCAACATCCATTGAATTGGTACTTCCTTCCGTGTCAATAAACACCGGATCTGGAAACTTGCTGGCAAAAGTGGATTTGCCAATTCCCTCTGGTCCGTAAATGACTACCTTCTTTGCACAGGGAATCACACCTCTGATAATTTCCATTTAAACAACCTTCTTTCTCCTATTATTTGCTTGTTCTTTCGCATTCACCCATCTACAGTTTTCAGGAGAATACGGACCATCAACATTTATCCGGTCTATTGTGCATGCTCCTCTTGGAGCATTTGCATCATATCCATTCTTCATTGCCCACTCTCGAAACGCGGCATAATCATGTCTCCATTCTGAACAAATATATATCCCTCTCCCTCCATAGTCCGGGTATCTGTTATGAGAAGGGTAATAACAGCGGTCTATCATTCCTCTCCAAACTCTAAATAACCGGTCCTTGCTACCGTCATGTGTTCTTCTATTATGTTGACTATCCGCCCATTCACGCTGCAAACATCCACAAGATTTCTGTCCACTACTTCTCAAGGATTTTCCATTAACTACCACACTCTTTCCACAATCACATACGCATTTCCAATATATATCGCCCTGTGAGCTTCTTTTAGATGTGGCTTGCATTACAAGCAATCTGCCAAAACGCCTTCCCGTTAAATCTATAAATGCTGACATTTTTAAAACGCACCTGCTTTCCATTCCTTTTTTAGTGGCTTATTTTCTTCAGTGCCTACTGTTGCATTTCCGTCCATGTCATAGGAATAACCATCACTTATCAAAATGCTGCACTCATCACCAGTAGAAACTCTAGTCGCAATTGCCTGGAGTCCTTCTGCTTCCAGCCACTCTCCAAACTCCTGCAGCGTCTTTCTGTCCATCTGTTCCAGCTTGTCCAGAAGAACGAAACCACACTGCGGGTTCAGTTTGCGAACAATTGCTGTAGAAACCTTCAGCCGTTCCGCTCCGGACATGTTGTCCCACTTCTGGCCTTTATAGATCAGCTCGCCATCTTTTACGGATAGCTCTGGAAGCGGAAGCTCTGCAGAAGTCAGAAGCTCATTCTTCTTATCCCTTGTCTCTTCCAGCTGCTTTGTTAGATTGTCGTACTTGGTACGGTACTCTTTGGCGTCATCCTCCGCTTTTTCCTTATCCAGGTTGGCTCTGACTTTACGGTTGATTTCCTCGATATTGGAGATATTAGCTTCCAGTTCTTCTGTGGACTGATCCGCCAGATCCTTTGCAGAAGTCTCTGCAATATCCAGATCTTTTACCAGCTGCAGATGTTTCTGCTTGGCTGCTTCCAGAAGCTCAGACAATCTGATTACTTCCTCATGAGCGCGTTTTACAGAATCCCGGAGCTGTGCAGCCTGATCGCGTTTTCTCTGGTTCTCTCCATTCTTTGCCAAAATCTCCTGCTGCTGTCTGATCAGCTCAGAGGGTGACACCAGGTCTCTTGGAACATCCGGATAATAGGGCTGCTCTTTTGCAAATTTCTCTTTCTGATCAGCGGTACGTCCTACATACAGACGCTCCTGGTAAAGCTCTTTTTCTTCCTTTTCCAGTTCTGCAAGCTGAGGTCCCACGCCAATGATCTGCAAAAGCACTTTTGCCTTCTCTGTTCCGGAGGCTTCCATAAATCTTGGAAGATCCAGGGCAAGCTGTTCCACAAATTCATTAAGCAACTGCTGTCCGGCCTTCTGACCATTCGGGTCCGTAACCTTGAGGGCACTGTTCTTTCCCTTACGCTCCACTACCAAACCATTGTTCATCACAATATGTAAGTTCGGCGGCACCATGGAGCCTTCTCTTGTACTCTGGGAAGGTTTGTAACGTTCCCCGCCAAGTGCCCAGGCGATGGAATCCAGAACTGAGGTTTTGCCCTGCTGGTTATCTCCGCCAATGATAGTCAGGCCGTTCTGCGCCGGTTCCAGCTTTACAGCTTTGATACGTTTTACGTTCTCGATCTCGAGACGGTTAATTTTCATACTCATATTTGACTTTTCTCTCTTTCTCCTCTACAATAGAGGTTGATAAACTGTTTTTGTCCATTGGACACCGGATCCTGATGAGCCCCAACTCTCAGGATCCATTTTCTTTTAACAACCGTGTAAGATGTTCCTTAGCCGCTTCGTAGTTTTTAACGGATTCTTCCATCAATGCTTCGTCACGATAGATATCATAAGTAGTCATTTTGCTTTCTGTTGGTTCCTTCACCCAAACCCGGCATGGATATCCAGCTAATCCTATTTCGAAACTTACATGGATTCCGCTTGCTATAGCTTTCTTCGAAAGTCCATACAACTCATCTATCATTTTTTCTAAAACCATGGTCTCCTCCTTTCCAGATTGGTTCTTCTTTTAGGCTACATTGCTGCTCATTAATTTTTCAGTAATGAGTGAATCCAAATTACAACTAAAATTCCTAGCGCGACTAATTCACCAACGCTCATGTTCTCTTCCCTTCTGGCTCTGTGCCCTGTATCAGCATCCATGCAAGCATTGATAATGCCAGTGCTCCTGCAACCTGCAGTCCGTCCCACTGCCAGAACGGCAGGTATGTAGCAAGGGTGCCTATGATGGCGGATATGATTATGTTACGCTTCACAGCTTGCCTCCTTTCTGCTGCCTTACCCGGCAGCTTTCTGCCTTTCGAAATTGATCCGGGACATTGCCTGATCAACACGTTCTTCAACAATCTTGGCTACCTGTTCTTTTGGAAGCTGATCCATGGTGTATGACACACCGTTTATAAAAAATCTTGGAACGATTTTAATTTCCATCCACAATCACCTCCCTGTTACTATGGTATGGATCATGTTTGTACAGAGTTACTTCATAACATTTCAAGTAGTAGTGGTCTTCTCTCTTCTGCCAACTGAAATATTTTATGTAAGAAGCTGTCAACTGCTTTATGTCTCACAACAGACAACAGCATCAATTTAATCTGCAAATAGTCGTCTGGTGGGGCTTCTTTAAGCTCCTCAATGAACTCAGCCGCTATTTTAAGAAGTTTTTCATCCACAATTATCACCTCCCAGAAAATATTTCAATTGCACGCTTTAATGCTTTCACAGCATATTTACTTCCACCAGTCCCCGAAATTGTAAGCTCATACTCTTCGCTGTCATTACCAACGCAGCTAATAGTAAATTTTTCTTTTCCGTATTTGGTTGTCTCATTACATACTGTTGGAAAATATTTTTTCTTCATTACGCACTCCTCTCCAAATAAGCCAGCATCCTAGTTTGTTTCCAATTGCAATCTCATCTGCTCATACTCTGGAACCTTCACAAAATCCTCCGGAAGTGAAATACCGAACTGCTCACATTCTCTTTTGAATACCTCGGCAATCTTATATGGTGCTGAACCCTGCTTTGTCATGATTCGGTCTGTAACTCTGCCAAGCTCTGCAACACTGGATGCAATAATTGGATTCAAAGGACAAGGAAGCTTTCCATCTTCCATTTCGTGAAAGCGATTTATGTATCTCGCAGTAAATTCTGTTCCTTTCTGTCCAGTCAGCTTATGAGCAATGAACTCACAGCCTTTCTTTGTGACCTGAAAACATGGAAGAATCTTATTCTGCTCTGTTGTATAAGTTGCTTCCTTAAAGAAATCGGTGAATCCAATTTTGGCTTCTCCTAACTGAACCACATAATTTCTGATATCTCTCAGCAATTTGCTATGTTCTTTTCCTACCATTTTTGCTACTTCCATTGAAGTAATAGTGTTTCTTATTAAATTACTCATTTTGGCTTCCTCTTCTTTTTTGCTCAATTTAATTGAACTTTTTGTTTAAAAAAATATAATGGAATATCATCTTCTGTAAGTTGAAGCAACCTGATTGCCTTGCAAATATCTTGCTGTTTCCAGTCTCTCTTTCCAGACATTTTCAATGATAAGGTTCTCTCCGACCATCCCATAGCTTCTGCAAATTTATATCTTGTACCTAGTATCTCAACTATTCTTCCAGATAATTTACGATAGTCATACATTTCATCGCCTCCTTTGTTCAATATCTTTGAGCAATATTACATTATCATTTTTATCTTTTCTTGTCAATATGTTATTCAATTTTTTTGATTATTTTTCATTGTGCTATTGAACTTTTGTACAATATATGATATATTCAATGTAAAGAAAGGCGGTGTATCATAATGAAAAGTGAAAATACCTCAATGCGTTTAAAAAAAATAATGTCTGATCGTAATTTGCGGCAGATAGATATTTTAGAGCTTTGTAAACCTTACTGCCAAAAATATCAAATTAAATTAGGACGAAATGATTTAAGTCAATATGTTTCGGGTAAAGTTGAGCCCGGACAAAGAAAATTAACAATTCTTGGTCTGGCCTTAAACGTTAGCGAAGCTTGGCTCATGGGATTTGATGTCCCTATGGAGAGAGATTCGTATAATAAACAATGGGACAAAGAAGCCGCTCAATTTTCTGATAGCATAAATTCATTCTATATGGAATTAAATAGTCTTGGTTGGTCTTGTGAATGGATTGATAGTGATACGAAATACTTACTTTCAAACGGAAATGTTTCTTTTAAAATATCTTCAGATGAATATTCCAATTTCATAGAAGATGTTAATAATTTTTATAAAACTCGCTTGGAGAAACTATATGAGAAGTCAAAAGTTTCTCTCTTTCCATCGGATGAGCTTGCTACTGCTACTCAGTACCAACAGCCAACTACACTTGCAGCTCACCATGAAGGTACCGAGTATACAGAAGACGAACTGAAAGAAATTGACCAGTTTAAGAAGATGGTAGAAAACAAAAGGAAATAATTGGCAGATCTGCCAGAATGTACATTGACAATATAATATATTTACCCAGGGGACTGGGGGACGTGCTCTTTGCCTAATCCGGACACCTTACGGAGGAGGTGAAGTTTATGAGCGATTATGAGACATTTATGATTATGTTGACTTTTGCTAATTTAATCGTAGCCATACTTACATATGCACATAAAAAATAGCCGTCCTAATCTTTGGCGAGATCAACGGCTATTTTTTAGCTAACTATTTTCGCTGGATTGGGTGAAGTGCAGTCACCTTCCAGCTCCCTTGTTAAATATATTATATGTCACTCTGAAATATTTGTCAATTTTCTTTTTCTTGAAGCAGCTGTACAGTTTTTTGTACATCCAATAAGATATACTAGAGCGGGAGGTGTTTACATGAGCACATATGAGGAATTACAAGACCAGGCCTGCGCGGACGGTATAGACGTAATGGACTATAATTTTAATAGTCCCAATATAAAAGGCTTATATTGTAACAGCACTGTAGCAATCAATAAGTCCATTTCTACCCAGGCTGAAAAATCCTGTGTCCTGGCAGAGGAGCTTGGTCACCACTACACGACTGTTGGTGACATTATTGATCAGACTAAGGCCAGCAATCGTAAACAGGAATACAGAGCCAGGCTTTACGGTTACAACCTTAAGATTGGACTAATCGGGATTGTTCATGCCTATGAGGCTGGATGCCGTAGCTTATATGAAATGGCGGAATATCTGGATGCTACAGAAGAATATTTGAAAGAAGCTCTGGACTGTTATCATTCCATACATGGGGTTTATGCTACCTTGGATAATTACATAATCTTCTTTGAACCTACATTTACGGTAATGAAAGCAGTCAGCAAAATTGAAACCAAATATCCAGGATGACTGGATATCACCGAAAATTGATTGAATTAAGGATGCATAAATAAGACTAGAAAGGAAAGTTTTACATGAGCGTTGTATTATCATACGTTGACACTACAAAAGCAATTATTGCCAGTGATGGATTAGCAACCTATAAAAATAAAAGAACAGCACATAGCAATGAACAAAAGATAATCCACTTAAACGATAATGTACTGTTAGGCTATGCCGGTCATTTACATTCTTGTTTAAGAATCGTCAGCTTACTCACCAATGCAAAACCAGAAAATCAACCTATCGTAAATGCAATGCTTGTAGAAGATACTAATACCTTCATCCAGAAATGCATTGCATCTTTCGATAATTTGGAAAGATGTGGCTTTCTAATATGTGGAAAAGGGAAAAATGGAGTTCCATGTTCTGCAAGTACTTCAAACTACGCTCCTGATGTGTTAAATTATGCGATAGCAGATAATATTCTCTACTACGCCCTATATCCGGAAGAAGTTCCTCGAAATGTTGATTTATTCAGGAATCGTATACTGCAATGCCCTCATGATATTCGCTTTGCCATGGGACTGACAATAGACGATGTTGCTAAACTTTCCCCAACTGTCAATACTCAGCATTATTTTCAGGAACTTCGTTTTTAAGTTCCGTTGCATTTAGAATACCACCCTTAGCAATAAAATTTTCGCCAACATAAATATCTTGATTCACACCTATGTTTGCGGATGTATTAACATCTTGTGTTAATTTTTCAAATATATCATTATTCATACTTATATATTCTCCTTTTTTATAAGTTATATTAATGATAGCATCAAAAAAGAATATAGTAAAGTGTTAGTTGCACATTAAACAATAGTAACCCACCATAAAAGAAAGGATGATTGCCTTATGTTGTATCCATTCATGACACTCAACGACAACACGGAAATTGTGCATTCAGAAGCAATTGAAAAAGACGGACGCGAACAGGTAAAAGTATGTATAGAAAAACCTGTCTTCGAGGATTTTCATTCAGCTACTTGCTGGCTTCCTGATTACAAATGGGAAAAAATAAATGGCTTCTCAGAAGAGGAAATTAAATATTTTCAAGATTACCTCTCTTCTGTTGCTCACATAATCATGCAATTGGCACGCGAAGGCGGCTTTGAAGGAGGAATGGATAATGCCTCGAGTTTTTAAAATCGGTGGATACATTGTATATTTCTGGGTAAATGAAAATGATCCACTGGAACCAGTACATGTACACGTGTGTGAAGGAGTTCCGTCACCTACTGCTACTAAAATATGGATTACCAGGAATGGCGGATGTCTGTTATGCCATAATAAGTCAAAGATTCCTTCAAGGCAGCTCCGCACAATCATGCAGACTATCGAAGCGCGAAAGAAAGATATCCTTGACCTCTGGTATGAAACATTTGGACAAATTAGCTATTATTGTTAAACTTGAACACGTAAGTAATTCTTACATGTTGAAGAGGAATATCATGTTTGAGGAAAACGGAATTTTATATGCAGATTCTTCAAAAGAGTTACTGAAAATACAGGACGCAAAGCCTTTGGATGACATGATGATGCTTCTTACTTTCTCCACGGGAGAACAGCGCTTGTTTGATGCAACCATTTTGAATGGTCCTGCATTCGCTCCACTGTCTGATGAGAAGATTTTTAAGGATTGCAAGGTTGTAGATGGTATTGTTACATGGATGGATGAGGACATTGACTGTGCTCCTGAATACATGTATGAGCACAGCTACGCTTATCCGGCTTTACGGTCGGCAATCTAATTTTATAAAAGAAAAACCGCCCTAGTGTTGGCGCACCAGAGCGGCAAAGACTACATTCCCGAAGGTTGATGCAGTACGTTCCGAAAATATTGTATCATCTTCGGGGCAGCCATGCAAGCGGAACCTTTGTTCGCGCCGGCTGTTATTTTTATACTTATTTTTACATAATTATAATCGAGGTGATACCATGACCGAACAAAAATCTGATGATCTGCGCATGGGAGCACTGTATATCCGTGTCAGCACCCATGAGCAGGATGAGCTGTCTCCGGACGCGCAGAAGCGTCTGCTACTGGACTATGCCAAGAGTAATGGAATCGTGGTCCAGAAGGACGCAGTCTTTGTGGAGAGTGTCTCCGGACGTAATGTGAAGAAGCGAAAAGAGTTCCAGCGAATGATTGCACAGGCCAAGTCTCCGGAGCATCCCTATGATGTGATTCTGGTGTGGAAATTCAGCCGATTTGCCCGCAACCAGGAGGAGTCCATCGTTTATAAGAGTATGCTGAAAAAGGACCGTGTGGACGTGATCAGCGTGTCTGAGCCGGTTATAGATGGACCTTTCGGCAGTCTGATTGAGCGTATTATTGAATGGATGGATGAATACTACTCTATCCGCCTGTCTGGTGAAGTGCTCCGCGGCATGGGCGAAAAGGCATTAAAACAGGGGTACCAGATTTCTCCTCCCCTTGGGTATGATGCAGTCGGGGACGGAAAGCCATATAAGATCAATGAAAAGGAATTCAAAATTGTCTCTTACATCATGTCCCAGTATGATGATTACTGCCAGGACACCACTGCCATTGCCAGAAAATGTAATGATCTGGGCTACCGGACCAAGCGGGGAAATCTGTTTGAGCGGCGTAATATTGACTATATCCTGCGCAATCCCTTTTATGCTGGCATTGTAAACTGGAATGGACAGACTTTTGAGGGAACCCATGAAGCACGTTATACCACAGAGCAGCTTGACAAGCGCATCAAGCTTATGGATGCCAGACGAAGACCAGCAAAACACCGAAATGCCTCCACCTGTAAGCACTGGCTTTCCGGTCTGATCAAATGTTCCATCTGTGGCGCCACCCTCTCCTATACCGGATCCGGAGCCTGTCCTTACTTTCAGTGTTGGAAATACGCAAAGGGTTATCACAAAACCTCCGTGGCCATCTCAGTAAAGAAAATGGAGCAGCTTGTCATTGATTACCTGAAGCAGCTTCTGGATGGCGCGGATTTCCAGTATGTTCCCAAGACAACTGCGCCGGTGCAAAATGGAGAACTGGAACAGCTGAAGCAGGAACTGGCCAGACTTTCAACCAGGGAGCTGCGAATTAAGCTTGCCTATGAAAATGAGATTGATACTTTGGAAGAATACAAAGAAAACAAGATAAGACTGCAGAAACAAAGGGAATCTCTTTTAGAGAATATCAAGGAACTGGAAACACAAAAACCAGAAGATCCATCCAGGGATAATGTCCTTTCACAGATTCGAAGTGTGTATGATGTTCTCCTGGATCCTGCTGCCGAAAGTAGTACAAAAGGGAACTTTATTCGAACTATAGTCGATCAGATTGTATTTGACAAAGAGGCTGAAATGGTGTATTTTGATATTATCATCTAAAACATATCAATTTTTCACTGGTTACGATTGTACTATTTCTTAATTCAGATTTAACTTTTTTCCAAAAAACAAGTGAATTTTATCTATTATAGGGTATCGGACTCCGGTGGCCCGGATGGAGAAATCGGTGCTTCTATGCGCTATCTCTCCCAGCGCTTTACCATGCCGAACCGAGCCTCTGCAGCTGTGCTTAATGATATCGGTACTGAAGAACTGGCGCATCTGGAGATGGTTTCCACCATGGTTCACCAGCTTACCCGTGACCTCACTATGGAAGAAATTGAGAATTCCGGGCTGGGACCATATTATATTGACCACACAGTTGGCGTGTGGCCGCAGGCAGCAGGAGGCGTTCCCTTTAATGCCTGCGAATTCCAGAGTAAAGGTGATCCGATCACGGATCTATTTGAAGACCTTGCAGCAGAACAGAAAGCACGCTCCACTTATGACAATATTCTCCGTGTAGTACGAAATATCCCGGAAGTTGCTGATCCTATCCGTTTCCTGCGTGCAAGGGAAGTGGTACATTTCCAGCGATTTGGCGAAGCACTTCGCTCCATCCAGGAACAGTTGGACGCTAAAAACTTCTACGCTTTCAATCCTGGCTTTGACAATCCCTGCTCTGCAAGCTGTGCACCTGAAGCAAAATAG